ATTAAATATAACATATCGTTATCTACTCAAAGCAACAACACTGAGGTATGGATAAGAACACTGTTTCCAGATACAGGTTTAGAACTTTCAAATTTTGTGGCTCAGTTAAAATATCAGGCAGAGTATGATCTAAATATTACACAAGACTTTTTCCTGGAAGACAAGAAGGTCTGGTCTTGCCCAGCAATACCTCAGATACGAACAGACTATGATGCATCAGTTATTATCAACTCTATATACGTGTCTGTGATATAATAAACCAGGAGGAATATCTATGGCATTTCCAAATGAACTAAATATTAACTATTATAAGGGTGACACCCAAGAGTTTGCTCTGTACCCTGAAAAAACAGACGGATCAGAATTTGTTATGACTGGATACACCGTCAAGTTTACAATTGCCCCAGAGCGTGGATCATCTTCCGTCATTAACGCATATGCAGCCATTGATAGTCAAAACCCAGCAAAGTTACTATGCACAATTAGACCTGCAGATGGAGCAACTCTTGTTCCTGGCAACACATATTACTATGATGTTGAGATCTCAAAGTCTGGAACTCCATATCCCCTTGTATACACAATTTTAACTGGAACAGTTTCTGTAACAGAGCAGGTTAGCCAGGGATAAAAATGGCAAACTTACTTTCTACAGAAGATATAACAGTTTTTGGCGGACCAGCAAAAATCGCAATCGACTTAGACTTTGGACCTACTGGACAGCGTGGAAGTAAAATTTTTATTGGTGACGTAAATCCAAATGGGAAGACGTTCGATGAGATAGTTTATTATGGTGACCTTTATATAAACAATGAGCCAACAAGTGTTGACTATAGAGTCATGTATATTTATCAAAGCGTTTCTGGAGTAAATACTTGGGTAAAGATAACTAACTTAATTCCAAACTTTTATTCAAGAAAGTCTTTGTCAACCTTTTCTGCTGGAGAAACAACGATCAATATTCCTTTGTCAGATTTAACTTACAGTGATTACACTGGAGAACTTACAGTAGACAGTTTTGTTATTCAGCATTCAATTGTTAATACCGTAAATCCTACAGTTTCAAACCTATCAGTTTCTGGCATTGTAGAAAGTGCTGGAATTCAGATTCTTCAGTTGTCTGTTAATGCAACAGAGTATGAAGGGGGCACTTGGGCTGACCTAGTTGGACAAAGATCTGTTCACTTGTTCATTTCGGTGGTATAATTCTGATGGAGATAAACTATGGCTGAGAGTATTAATTTAAACGGACCTTACGATACCCAAATTCCTGGGTACGATGATGATGCTGACATTAAAAAGGCATTGCGACTATTTCTTTATGGAACAAACACACTTCCAGCAAACGATAGCGAGATTCAAGCAGAGTCTATTGCAGGATATCTAAAAGCATTACAAGATGATGTTGATGCAGTAGATGCAAAAGGTCTAGGGTCTGCAATCTTAGCAACACAACCATCTGTAGTTGCTAATGGATATATTTGGGTAGATTCAACATCTTCAGTTACATCAGAACCACAGTATGCAACTGCATCTTATCAAGCGTCAGAGCCATCATCACCAACCACTGGAGCCCTGTGGGTTGATTCTGACTCATCTCCATACCTAAAAATGTATGTTTGGTCTGGAACTGAGTGGAGAGAGATTGGTGCATAATGGCTAAAGCAAAAGAAAAAACTTCAGATCAGGCATTACGAGAAATTGCTATTGCAAAATTAATGAGCACTACTGGAATTACAGAAGAAGAACTTAGAGCATTGGGGTTGGTATCAGATGTCAACAATTAATTCAGATGGTAAAGTAGCATACATATATAATTCTGGTGATGACACTTGGTATGCACTAGGCGGAGCGGTAAACACAAATGCTGAATACACTTGGGCAGCAGACCAAACATTTGATGCAGTTGTAACACTAGACTCTGTTGTTAAGGCAAAAGCAGGGGTAAATAATTTTATTGATCCAACAGCACGTGATGCTGCAATTCCTTCTCCAGTTAACGGAATCGTTTGTTTTGTTAAGCAAAAAGACGACGGCACAATTATTAATCAAATTCAGTATTACTATAACGGTGAGTGGAGATACGCACTGGATTCTATGACTGCTGTTGATATTACTGCTGACTATACAATAACAAAAGATGATGCTGGAAAAACTCTTTTTATTACATCATCTAGTGCAGTAGTTATTACTATCCCAGCAAACAGCACCACGGCTTTTGCAAAGGGGCAGAAGGTTGAGTTTATTAGAAACGGATCTGGAGCAGTGAGTTTTGCAGGAGAGGTCACAGTAGTTGGCCAGCCTTCTCCAGTTACAATTAATAGTAAGTTCTCAAATAAAAAGATTGCTGCCCAATATTCAGGTGCAGTTATTACTAAAAAAGATACAAACACCTGGCTACTTCTTGGTGATTTGACGGCGTAGGTATAAGATGCTAAATTTTGGTTTATGGGCATCAAAGGGTATGGTTAAGGTACCAAACCTTTCTGGGCTAACACCAACTACAGCAACAACATCTATTGAGGCTGCTAACCTGATTGCATCTAATGGTGGATCAACAGACACAAGCAATTCGGGACTAAACAACACCATTGCTTCTCAGTTACCAAATGCAGATGACCTTGTAGATTATGGAACAACTGTTTCATTTATTTATTATAACTATGTTGCTCCACCTCCAACACCAACTCCAGATCCACCACAAAACTCTTCTATCAGCGGTATTTCTATATCTGGAACTACTTGTACTATTACTGGTTCGTTCCCACAAAATGCAACTAATATATCTGTTAACAATGTAAATATTGGTTCTTGGTCTTATACATCAACATCTCTTAGTTTCGATGTTTCTTCTTATGCAGCAGGAACACTTTCGGTTCAAGTTTATAATGGAAGAACTCCACTGCTTCCTGCACAAAGTGTTTCTTGGGGTGGATCAACACCAACACCAACTCCTACAGGGGTAGAGTGGATTACTATGCCATATATTAGTAGCAAGACTGATACATCGTTAACCTATACTTGGCAGGCATCTGGTGCACAGTCGTGGGAGTTAAGAACTGGAGGAACAACAGTCCTTGATTCTGGCAATGGCGGAGCCAACGGTGCTGTTGTTAACGCAACAAGAACTGGACTTAATCCAAGTTCATCATATACATCAACAATTAGAGTTTATCCACAACTTAATCAGGGAGGAACATATATTTCAGACCCAGTAAGTGGAACAACAAATGCATCTACACCTTCTGGTGGCGGAGGAGGAACGCCAAGCAATCCTACCTGTACTGCAGCAGATGGAACTAAGACTTATACATATGGAGAATGGTCAGCATGGTCTGCCTGTTCTGGAGGAACACAAACTAGCACTAGAACAGTTTCTTGGAGTTTTACTAGAACCTATGCAGACTGTACAACAGAAACAATTAGTGGTACAGATAATGACGAGTCAAGATCTCAGAACTGTACCAACCCATCAACAGGTGGGGCTACATATACAACATCTGGACCTAACTTTGGATCATCTCCTTCATGTCCACCAGGATCAACCAAGGTTAGTGGAGATACAGTATACGTACAAGGATCTACTTCTACTTCTGTAACTAATGGTTCCTGTGGAAGCGTTTCTGTTTATGGATATGCTGGATCTGGTGTATACTATGTTTCATGTTGTCAGAGTTAAAAAATAAAAAAGGGAGAAAAAATGACAGATTCAGTAGAAGAAGTTGAGCCAACTATTAGAACACCTTACACTATCGCTGCTATTATTGATGGAGTAGTGGTAGACACAATTACTTGTGATGAACATTTTTGGGCACTATACACTAGCAGTCCAACATTCGTTGATATCTCAGGTGATCCAACACAACTTCGCATAGGCGATGCCTACAGTGTCGAATAATTGGCAAAAGTATAAAGAAAAACTTGGAGAGTCTAGACCTTGGGACCTACTCGATCCTAATAAATATACAGACCAGACAACAGCAAGTACAAGGTTAGATCTCTGTAAGCAATGCCCACAACTGATTAGGGCAACTTCACAATGCAAAGAGTGTGGATGTTTTATGGCAGCAAAGACTAAGTTACAAAATGCCACATGTCCCTTGGGTAAATGGTAATGATTCAAGAATATAGTGATTTTTTGCCAGTAGAGATTGCAGAAGAGTTATATAACTACGGTGTGAGTGTTGCCAAGCATCACGTTATTCCACGAGCATTATGGACAAATCTGACTTGGCATGATTCCCTTACTGATGGAAGCAGTCTTGTGTTATGTATAAGACCCACTGAAGAACTTGAAAAGAAGATAGAGGATCTTTTACTCGAAAAGGGTATTTTAGATTTATCAACAGACCAAAGAATTACGCAAACAGGAGCAGCAATAAATGTTTGGGGCAGGGGATCTTTTATTACTGAACATACCGATCATAACTATAGTAAGGCAGTTACTGTGTATTTAAATAAGGATTGGATTTTTAATCATGGGGGAATCTTTCATTGGAAGAGTTTAGAGACTGGTGATTGGTATTCAGTTAGCCCACACTTCAATAAGGCAGTGGTAAACGGAGGGGGGATACCCCATGGAATATCCCCCGTCCAGTCAGATTATAGAATTACCTTGCAGATATTTGTTCACAAGGCTACTTCGGAAATTTAGACATCCAGAACTTAGTTCTTGGAGTGATGCCCTTCCAGGAAGACCAGTCGTCTCCACCATTTGTCATGTAGTATGCAATCTCCGCATTTTTCACGGGATTGAATAGTTCAGCATTAGACTCAAGATCAAACTTAGTTCTACGATCAGGACCAAGGTTATCAATCATATTAATCTGGAACATTCCATAAGACGAGTCTCCAGTCTTGTGATTTCCGTTAAATGCCAATGGTCTCCCATTAGATTCTTTCTTTGCAACTGCCCAAGCCACAACAAGGTCATTACCCTTGAAGCCTACTAAAGAAAGTAGTTGTTTTAGTTCTAGATCAGTTAAAGAAACCTTATTTTCAAAACTCTTTAATTTTTCCTCCTTAGAAACCAAAAAAACCTCTTGCGAGGTAGTTTTCACGATCTGAGCCTGTTCGGGCTGGGTATTATTAATTGTTGCAGCATTAGCACTGTTAGAAAATACAGCAAATACTGCGATGATACTGAGTGTGCTAATGATCTCTTTGTTTCTTTCGATAAATTTAATCATAGTTTCCTCCTTAGAAAACAATAACACCCTGGTAGGTGTCTACTACCT